CATTATCACGGGTAAATATCGCCATATATTTCTTCCCCGCCTTACTGCTTTTTCTAACAACCATTTTAACACCCATTTATATGAAATAGATTTATTTTTTAAAATTACATTTAAAATAAAATGTTGATTAAGAATAAATGAGTGTCGCAAGTAATCAGCATTTAGAAATCGTTCCGAGCAATATCACGAGTGACGGAAAACTATCGTATAAGAATGGGCAACCTACTATTCAACTATTAATCGGAGCACAGGATCGCTATATCGTCCCTGGCTCTGTTCGCCTTGTTGGTGAAATCACAATTAAAAAGGATGCCAACACCACTCCAACTTCTGCGGACGGGATTCGTATGAATGAGCGTCTCGGTGTTTATTCAATCGTTGATACTCTTTCCATATTCTCTCAGAATAGTGGTCAGACAATAGAATCAATAAATCACCATAACCGCATGATGTCAAGTTATTTATCGGTGACTCAATCTCAGGCCGATTTCGCCTGTCACGCATACGAGACTTCTCTCCGCTTCCCTAACTTCGCTGGTCAGCAGATTGGTGTTGTTGAAAATCCTCAATCGGGAACAACAGGCGATTCTCCTAATTCATTCTGTATCCCGCTTGTATCAGGATTATTTATGGGTCAAGACCCTATTCCACTTTCTAATCAGTGGGGAGTTGGTGGGTTGAATATTGAAATCCAACTTGCTCCTGATCAGCAGGTTCTATTCTCCGAAAACAACGATGCGACTGAATTACTAAATTCATTTTATGAATTATCTAATGTTCGCCTAGTCTGCGAAGTCCAGCGTCCTTCTATGGATCAGTTGAGCCAGATTCAATCGCAGACCACGAATACATTCACATACAACTCTATTTCGTCGTACTACAATACTATTAACTCTGCGAATGCTATTCTCAATTTCAACCTTGGTCTTAAATCTGTCCTTGGAGCATTTATGAATGTTGTTCCTTCTGGACATATTAATTCATTTGTGCGAGACGGACTTGCTACTCTTCCATTCACGAATAAGAGTGGTTCAGTGGCGAATGTAGATCAGGCAGTATTCACTCGTGCTGGTGAAAGGTTCCCATTAGAATATAATATTGATACATTACAGAAAACAACTTCAGCGAATGATACTGGGGACGCTCAACTTGTTAGGAATTATATGGACGCTGTAATGGGTTTCTCTAAAATCTCTCGTTCTTCGGTAGATACTTCGGTATATCGCAACTTTGATTGTGGCACGAATTATGCTAGTTGTAAGACTATTATCAAGGGTGGCAGTGCCTGGGGCCTAGGTGTCAATTACGATCAGATTTCCAATTCGGGAGTTGATTTCTCTATGGTGCCTTTTGGTCTCCAACTTCAATTAGGATTAACCAGCGATCACCCTAACGCAATCTTCTTATATGTTCATTCTCGCCAGACCATTGTTTCGGCGCAGGGTTCAATTCAAGTTATGAAATAACTTATATGAAACATATATAAAGGTTAATCATATATTATAGATTAATGATAATGGATAAATTAGAATATGTTGGATTTGATTACCTGAAAGGAACCAAGTATGAGAATGATTTTAAGGTCTTTCCAGACCATAGTATATATGATATTAATAATGATTGCTGGGTGACAGCAACTCAGGGATTATTTGAGTTTCATTATGTTTATAAAATCACTGATAAGGATAATAAGTTATATATTGGGGAGACACGATTAGATTTAGAATTAAGGCATCGCTTACACAAGTCCGAACCCTGTAAGTGTGCCTTTAAAGAATTAGATTTAGAGAGTAGTAATATTGAATTATGGTGTATATGTTTTAGACATGAAGCAACTAAATTGGAGCAGTTATTCATTGAGCAACACCCTGAATGTGTGAATTACAATAAGGGACACCACCCTAATCCATTCATTAAATCTCAATTAATTAGAATATCTCAACATAAATATAGAAATAGTAGAGAAGGAAAGAAAGAAGAAATCAATCTTCAAGTATTTACTTCAAGACTATTCAGCAAGGATCTATAAACGAAGTAATACTATAAACGAAGTAATACTATAAACGAAGTAATACTATAAACGAAGTAATACTATAAATCAATATTTTAAAATTTAACCTTTATTTTTTTGTTTTCATATACTATATAATATGGATTCTTCTATGGCCCCCGCTCAACCTCAAGCGTCTCAGATTCCTGATTTGGTTAAAATTGGTGCTGTTTCAACTGACACAGCGATTAATGTTCAGACAGATATTCTTGATCCAGTAATCTTCAGTGATCGTGAATGCCGATTTGTTTTAGAGAATAAGGGTATTCTTCATAGCAATTCACGCGTCACATTCTCTTCTGCGGGTGATTCGGTTCAGTCTGCTTCGCAGGATACTATCAGATCATTCTACCCTGGAAATGTTGGTGTTCATTCTGTTATTCAGCGTGCTTCTCTTCGTGTTGGAACTAAGACTCTTTGCGAAATTGAGGACTATGGTCATTTCGCCGCATACGAAACTTGCTTCCTTCCCCCTGACGCAATCAAGGAGCGAGAGCAGGTTATGAGTGGGCGATTTATGAGCATTGAACCTAAATTCTTAAATAGATCTGTAAAGTTTGCTTCGGGTGATGCGACCGCGAATTTCACTGAATCAATCACGGAAGCGAAAAGTATTGGTATTGACAATGCCAGGGATGCCACCCTTAAAGATCCTTCCGATGCCGATGGTTGGTTTAGTCCTATAGAGAATGGTGATACTCCTGCTCCGAGTGGTGTTGTTTGGGATTGGCAGAATGAGATAAGGAAACCTCAATTCTCCGTTCTACTTGCGGACCTATTCCCCTTCCTGAAACTCAATCAACTTCCTCTCTATATGATGTCCGAGCAGGTTTCTATTCACCTGACTTTCCAGGATAAACAGACGGACGCTGGGGCGGGTTCTTCTAAGCGAATCTGCCACAATGCTGGAGTGGCTGCCACCACGAAAGACCTTACTCTCACTAGGCCTGATTGCCAACTAGTTGCTGATTATATATTCTATCCACAAGAAATGATGGAGCAATATCGTCAAGCGAATGCCAATATGTCATTCAACTATGTAGATTATCAGTTTATGAAGCGTTCTGTTACTCAGGCGGAATATCAGAGTGGAATAATTCAGAATGTTGGTGGTGCTGGTCGCATTATCAATAAGGTTATAGTTATGGCTTCTCCCGATGGAGAAGACGCTGATTCTCTTTTCAATGTATATGTTGCTGATGGTCCCACGATTACTAATCTCTCAACTGGTAAGGTCACGACGAATCTAAAATATAATGATAATTTCCTCTATCCAGTTGATGTAGATAATGACGCTCGTCACTATCATAATGTATTCCAATCGGAAGGTCGTGTGCCATATATCACCCGTGATTTATTCCGTGGTGAAGGTCTCTTAGCGACTAAGAATGCTTCGGTCCCAGGATCAGAAAACTTTGAAGGCCACGCCTTAGCGGATACAGCGAGGCAGAAGTTCTTCTATACCGCATATCGCCTGAATAAGGGTGAGCGTGTCAATTCGCGTGGTATTGAATTATACGATACTCGCAATCCAGTGCCAGGTGCTTCTACCCTTAGGGCATATCTCCAAGTTGTTAAATTGGCGAGTCTGCGGGACGGAGTTATGGAAATAGCATTCGCCTAAACGAAGTAATCCCTAAACGAAGTAATCCCTAAACATTTAAATTTCTTAACAATATTTTTAATTTATCACTCATAAATAAATGAGTGGATTCACGAAAACAACTATAGTTGAATGTGCTAGATCTCAGAGCGAAGAATCACAGAATTTCAATAATTCTAATCCTTCGCAATGGACGAATAGAGTTGGCACAGGATTAAAATTAAAACCAGGAGATCAGATTTCAGTTCATTCTACATTTGTTTCAGAAATAGGTGCCGAAGCAGGGCAGATACAGATTAAAGGTGAAGAATTAGGAAAAGAAGTAGAAGTAGAGTATATCAATTCAGAGAAAATATTATTTGATAAAAATTTACCTGAGAAATTTCAACAGGAGAATGCTTCATTGGTTAAGACTAAAATTCAGTTAAGGGACGATACAATGAATATGGTTGTTTCTCCATATAAATGTTCTAATGGAGAAAATTACGCATTTTTACCGAGAGATTGGTGTGCGTTAGGCTCAGGTCATGGAGCGAGTGCTTGGCAGACATTTGATCAGACTCCTCACCATGACGGAGTATATATCGGCGCGGCGGCACACTCTAGACCTGATTTGAATAGTTGTCCAGCGGATGTTCAGAAGGTATTTCAACCTTATACAACTTCTACTAATCCTCGTAGTAAGGTTTCAGGGATAAATGACGGGTCACGATTTACAATATTCAAGGCAACCAATACAACATTTACCTCACCTGATGCCCTAGTTCGTGTTATGGGTCAAGCAATTCAGGGTTCTCCAGTAATCACATTGAAAGAAGGTGGTTCTACTAATAGCATATTAGTTAATATGGCCCAATCTGCCACACCTATAAATGTATTTGAAGCGTCAGATAAAGTTGTTTCAGTCACCGATAGCACCATAACTATGGATGCGAATGCTTCTGAAACTACTACAATTCATAATTTATTTACATTCGGATTCGCACTTGCTGATCGTGGGGCATTCCTTCCACCAACAACTGCTGACGGAGTTTCTTCTGATTACGCTCAATCAACGAGAGATCCAGCAGTCCTTATTGATTATATTCAAGTAAAAGATTTAGTTCAATTGAAGGTGAATCCAGGTTATAATTCTCCAACTGATGTAGCGACTCAATTGACACAAGAAATCAATGAAAGGACTGATATTGAATATTTACAATATGATTTAACTATTGCGGGGTTAAGTGCTTCTAATCAGACATTAACTTTCAAGACCGAATCTCCAGCATATAAATTATATCATTGTGCCACAGCAACTTCTTTTCAAGCACTCACATATAATGAATTTGTTAAATTGGATGGTTCGTGGGATATAAGTAAGGTATATTCATATTTATCGTCCTATCAGCATATTGGAATCAAGAGACCCGAATTATATATAGCAGGTAAAAATTTGAATGGTGCCGAGGGAATGAAAACACAAGCACAGGATTTCACCCGCTCGCAGGATAAAGTATTTATGACTAGTATTCTTTGGACAAGAGAAAATTTATTAAAATTCAAGGAGTTTTTTGATACTCAGAAAATTTATCCTGACTTATTTGACGATTATAAACAGAATGATATTTTTGTAACTGCTGAAAGAAATAGATTACTTCATATGAATTTATTTGACGACGGACCGAATAATCCTGATAGTCTGAACTTTCCTAGTGATTTCGGCACTAACATAAAATCCGACGTAATTCCACTTTTTGGATATGATTATTATATAACTGCTCAGAATGCTTCACAGGGAACATTTCCTTTATTTATTGATTATAATCCTAATATAGAACATTTTAATGAAAATGATGTAGGGTATGCTGAATATGGCGATGATTACGGAACTGAAGACGGAAAGGGTATGAAATCCGATTATGAAGACTTGGCATTTGGCTTCGCACGAAAAATAAGAAGATCTAGTCCTGTAAATGGAACAATAGATTATTACATTGGATTTCAATTCACTCAGACTGGTGATAAAATCCCCGATCATTTCATACATGCGAACTCAGAATTTGGAGACGATCCACAGATTGGAACTGCGGGAGGTCGTAGATTTGGTTTTGATTATCATTTCTCTGCTTATGGAACATTAGCAATGGTTTTATTCAATGGAAATACTGACGACCAAGGAAGAAATAGGGGGAATCAATCGGCGAAACAATTTAACATTAGTCAGAGTTTAAACCTCGGAACCGAGAAATTAGATAAATATGAATTCGGTTTATATTTAGGGGCAGACGAACCTTTAATCAATTATAATGAAGTCCAGCAGAGATTTACAATAGAGAGTTTCCATACTGCGGAAAGGGAGAGTCAAGATTACAATGCTGGGGCGTTTATTTTAGACGGCACTGCCGTAGCGAAGAATCCGAATGCTGATAGGGAATGTTATAAAATGAATAAGTATATATTTCCGAATAATTTTTGTCCCGATATGTGTCCATATACTAATGAATTTACCACAACTTTAACAGATCAGGGAACTCCTATAAAAATGACTTCAAGAAATGAGAACATAACTCCTTATTCAATCATGGACGCTCATAGTGGATTATTCATTGAAGAATGGATTGTCCCCGAAGATTATTGGAATAGAAGTCTTGTTGGAATTATGGGTTTCAGATACAATCAATTTCATAATCCTAACACTACTTCTTCAAGGCAGGTAAGGATAAAGGCACACGGAGCCAATGCCGATCTTCATAATGTGAATGTGATTACAACGAATGCGGATGTAAATGAAGGAGATTTAATTAATTATTCTAAAAATATTCAGAATACAGGTGATTTTCAGATTACTAATATAGTTGGGAAACAATGTATTTCTATTGAACCTGGGACCGAACTTCGTGGAAAATTTCAGGCAAGAAATGTGCTTCCCATAGTTACAATTACACCCGCTGAAAGTGTTAAAATCACTGCTGAGAGATTACCTACTAAAACTCTTAGACCATATTATACAATCAGAAGTGATATAATAGAAGAAAATGGATATTTAGGTGGTGCGAGGAGTGGTATTACTCTCCCTATTGTTTCAGTTACGAATAAAGCGAATCCTTATGGTGATTTCTTAAATGGAATGGGTGGTGATTTAGTATTCACCAATACAATTGACAGAGTATTAACACGTATCAGGTGTAGTATTCACGAGCCGAGTGGAGAGTTGGCGCGTTGCGATTTAAATTCAGCAGTCATATTTAAAATAGACCAACAGATAAATGCTGATTTGAATTTAGTTGATACTCTAATGGAGAGTAAAAATAAACAAGATAAAGAAGAAGCAGAGTTAGCGAAGGTGGGTCCCGATTATTCTAAAATAGATTATTCACAAGCATTAGTATTTCAATAATATTTTTAAATTAATCATATATAGATTTTATCTATTGAAAAATAAATGGACGAGAGATATGAAGCACTCTGTGAAATAGGCGATCTAGTTCTTAATGCTGGTAGAAGTGATTTAGTTGAAACATATTATGAATTATTGTGCGAACATTATCCAGCAGATATATTAACTGCCCTTGCTCTTGAATTAACAGAAGAGGACCTTAGTAGCGAAGAAGAAAGCGACGAAGAACCTGGTTCCATTAGTGTGGTTGCTCAACCAGAACCTGAGCCACCGCTGAAAGAAATGGGCGAAGAGGCACACCAATATTGTGGTGAAGAGGACGATAAATTAGAAGATTTGGAGCACGATTATGGTTCTGATTGTTCAAGTGTGGCCTATTCCTCAGAAGAAGAATTAGTAGAAGAAGAAATCATTGTTAAGAAGGACGAGAATGGTTTTCTCTCTTTGGCATAATCAATAAACCTTCTCTATCTCCGTCTTCTTCTATAACTTTTAATTTAATTAATATTAGTATAGCAATCATTATAGTATCCCAGTCTTCTTCTTGGGGTTTTTTAATCCTGTCCTTGTATCGGACCATTTTTATAAAGTTGGTATTGAATTCAATCATTGATTGAATTGAATATCCTTTTCTCAATCCTTCACATAAAAAATTATTTGCTATTGATTTCCAGTATTCAAGATCTTTATCCTTATTCATTTTACGAGTCACGATTAACCTTCCTTTATAGTATCCACTAATAGAATCACTATTATTATATTTAACCATAGTATTACAATAGTATATAATCATATATGTTTATATATTTATATAATTAAGAGAATTATACGAAGTTCGTATTTATTTGTATCAATTGAAAATAAGTGTCATAAAAAATATTATGCTATATAGAATAATTGAGATCATACAATATTTTACGAAGTTTGTATAATATACAACTTACTCAATCCACTGAATTTTAAGTTTTCCATTCTTCTTGATTAACTTACCTAGCAACTCGCCATCGTCATTGTCATATACATACTTGGTTTCAGGGTTATACATGTATAGAAATTTTTTATCGGTATCAATAAGTTTTTTGCCTTTAACAACCAACCCCATACCCTTGCCGACACAGCACGCCATTTCCTCATCTGGATTCTTATCCATATATGACTCCAACAATTTTGCTGTTGAAATATGAATTCCCTGAATACTAATCTTATTGGACCCGAGTTTATTAAGCAATTTACAGAAATCCTCGGTCATATTAGCATTAATCCGCACCTGAGATTCCATTTCGTCCTTGCGATCCACCGCCCTTTTCAACAATGTTTTATTCAATTTCATAAGTTTATCATTTTCGTCTTGGAGATCGCGTATCTCTGTCTCCTGAAATGCCATTAGAGTTCCCTCACAGGCCATACGATATTTGCTTTTCCATTTGTCGCACGATTCCCGCAGGCAATCCTTGCTTTTTTTCATTGAATCATAATGCCCCTGAATGCCATTGACCTTCTCGGTAAATCTATTCAACCAAGTTGGACTAAGTATATCGCCCCGCGTCATACCGATTTTCTCCGACATATCCTTGAAGTATTGAGTCATATTCGTGATAATATTATCGTGGTCATCTGCCTGCTTCTTGGCAGATTTATAGTTCCGCTTAACCTGTTTCACCTGTGCCTCCAATTCAGCAATTCGCTGTTGGAGTTGCTGGGTTATGTCAGGGTCAGCCTGGACCGAAATGGGTTCTGCCTGTATCACGATCTCGGGTGCGACCATTTCTGCTCGGACCGCAGTATCGCGCTGTGAATTGCGTCGGCGATTGGCGTGGCGAGAATTGCCCCTGCTTCGGACTCCATTCGGCATTGTTGCGTTTAGTTGCTTGAGTTTTGCGGGTTGCGTTCAGTCTCAGTAGTTTCTTGTCTAATGCTGGAAATCTTCTATGAACTATCAGATTTTAAAGTTCGCGAATTCTCTGGCAGGTCATACCACTAAGGCAACGAAACGCAACCGCAGAATCGGGTGTGTCCTGCCAACGAATTCGCGAACTAAAAAATCTGATAGTTGATAGACCCTTCCCCCCATACCAACAACCACTAAGGCAACGAAACGCAACCACAGAATCGGGTGTGTCCTGCCAACGAAAACGCGAACTTTAAAATCTGATAGTTGCTAGAAGTATTCCCAGCATTAGACAAGAGAATAGAGCAACGGAACGCAACCGACTCAATCAACTAAACGCAACCCGAAATGTCCGCCCAATTCACCCAAGCAATCGCTGACCTCCGTCTGGTCCTACCTGCCGATAAAATCGCCAAGTTAGAACTGCTGGAAGATTACGACCTAATCGCCCCGCACCTGAGTAAGTGGAAGAATGTGATTAAAAAGGTCAAGTCGGCACCGCCTGAAATTCCATTGGTGGAGCGTCAGGCGAAAGCGTGGGCAGACATACTGGCGAAACCGCCCACCGACGATTATAGTTCTTCACAGGAACACCTGCGACTACTTTTCAAGCGTGCTAAGGTCAAGGACACTGCGACATTCGGCACTGACAAGCAGGGCAATCCGTATATCAAGGTCGGCAATCCAGGACTGATTGAAATGTTTTATAAACTAGTATCGGGTCTCAGGGCTGAGAGCGATAAGAAGGTCGCCACGAAAAAGGTTTCAGGCAATCGCAGGGGTCGGAAGACCAAGGACCATTACCAGATTAAATACACGAATACACCTGACAACCCTGAGGGGGCTGACAACGAATTCTATATCAAGGGGGACGAGGACCTAGTATTTCAACGGGACGGCAAGATCTCGGACGATATTAATGGAGGTCTGCCTATCAAGAAAGTGACGTATAAGGCAGTGAAAAGGGCGGAGGACTTTATCACTGGCAAGGGTCGCGCGGTCTGCCCTGGTGCGGTCCAATGGGAACGGGCAATGGGGTCTAAGGCATTGAAGGAATGGGGCCTGACTCACGCTACATTTCGCCTCCAATGCGGACAGGACAGGGGCGACGCTGACGAATATTGCCCTAGGTGCCAGCGAAAGGGCAGGAATGTAGAAAACTTCTGGGAGGGTAAGTATTCTGACGGACAATCGTATGTAGATTTCATAGTGGAAAATACCAACACGAATTATTGCCGTCCAGCGAAACCACCACCAGCCGAGAGCGAATCAGAGATCTTCTTTTC